ACAGGCACAGGCTTGCCATCTTTCATCATCGTGAACAGAACTTCAACCTTCTTCATAACAATACTCCATAACAAATTAACAACGGACAAGAAACATTATACTACGAACAATCGCAAAAGTAAACCAGCAAGAATTACGCAACCACAGCCTCAGTCTGGGCTTGCTCTCGCACGAGCCACTCGCGGAGACGAGTCCATCGTGCTTTCTTGCCATCGGTCAAACTCTTGCGAGCCAGAACCAAATCCACACGAACGATCGCATCAGCATGCTTGACTACACCAGTGGAGACCAGAGTCTTGATATCGCTGACACTCGCCAACGCAAGAGGATTCGTGGTAGTCATTAGGCGAGACCTCGCTCAGCGTTCATCGCAGCAACCTGCCCAGCCGTCCATATGACACCCTTCGTCGACTTCTTCGCTGCCTTCTGAGCGCGAGCAAACTCACGCTGCTTCAGAGCCTCGAGCCGAGCCTCAGCCTTCGCGATTCGGGCAGCCACACGCTCCGCACGCTTCGCGTCACGAGCAGCCTTCGTCGCCGCACGAGCATCTTCCTTCACGACGCGATTAATCTGCGTCTCGCTACGGATATCGGCACGCAGCCGCTTCTGGATTCGCAGGGATTCCTTGATCCCCTCGCGCATATCCTTCACGATCTCGCGCTCGCGCACCAGTTTCGCCTTCATTTCGTTTAGAGTCAACATATATCTTTCTTCCTATTTCGGGGCGAGAACCATTTCTCACCCTATACAACCATTATACTATTGCACCCAAGAATTGTAAACCAGTAAAACTCTAATGAAATCAATGACTTACCCGAAGTCTAATAAAATCAATGACTTACACAATAGTAGCCCAAACGGGAAACTGTAATGAAATCAATGACTTGCGTGTGCTCCTGCAGGCTCCTGTGGAGTCCTTGGAGGGGCGACTTAAAAGGGGGATATTAGGGTCGCCCCCAGAACGGGAGACGCCAATAGGGAGTCTGGTAGCGGGACCAGGAGTTGCACCTGGAACTGCGGATTATGAGTCCGCTGTGATGCTGTTTCACTATCCCGCAGCAGGTTGTTTCTTCTCTTTCTTCTTTCCGAAGATGCGCTCCCAGCTATCATCAAACTGTTTGCGTGGAACACTCAATGGTCTAGGCTTGCTTCCTTTGCCACCAGTACTCATGATACATTTCTCCAAACACGACTGTTCTTTGGAATGCTTGCCTTTAGATATTCCATTTGATCAGCAAGCACTCTGCGATTCTTTAATAATATCCGTTCATGAACAGTCGGCGCATATGGAACATAGAGAAGATGCATCTTGGCTTCTTCTGGAGTCTTCCATCCCTTACGGTGATTACATGTACGGCATGCTGTTACGCAATTAGTCCAGTGGTTGCTACCACCACGCGACTTCGGATGAACATGGTCAATCGTCAATTGACTCGTGCTGAATTCATTTCCACAATATGCACATAGATGCTGGTCTCGAGCATACAATGTCATGCGATCGGCGAACACTGTTTGTGTGTTGTAGAATTTATCACCAAGCAATGGACCACTCACACCAATGATGCAAGAGATGTCAACGCGTGACTGTTCACCATGCTCATTGTGTCCACCGAGCATGGTTTTCATCTTCTCGCCTAATTGCCAGATAACCTTCTTACGAGCATAATAACATGTTGCCGTTTCGAAGTTTACCCAGTCTTTAGGCATACCACCTTTGTCTACAACTAACACTAACGACATATTCTCCTCTACATTATATATGGTGCCCAGAAGAGGACTCGAACCTCCATGCCTTTCGGCAGTGGCTTCTAAGACCACCGTGTATACCATTCCACCATCTGGGCATAAATTTGGCGGAAGCGGTGAGATTCGAACTCACGGAGCCTTGCGACTCTTCAGTTTTCAAGACTGACGGATTAAACCGCTCTCCCACACTTCCTAATTGTTTAGTTTATTATATTCTTTCCTGACGAACGAGTCAAGTGCATCTACAATCTTTCTAACTCTATATATTTGATTACCACCAGTTGATTCTAGAGTTTCTGCTTTTAAAGCATGCAGCATCATCTCAAGATCGTATCCTGAGATTTCTTTTGCTCTAATTTTTACTAATAGATTTCTGTATGCTTTTGCCTGTGGATATACTTGTGAGTTGTATGGGAAGCCAGATGCTGATGCACCTTTGTTTTCCAACGCATCACATAGCATATCTACATGTGGTTGAAGATCTTCGAATTTAAATTTTTTCGGAGCATCGCTCATACTTCAGATTTAACTGGACCCCACTTTCCAACAGGGCACTTTGTATTTGCCCATTGTGTTTTAAGTTTAAGAATACAGCCACACTTTCTGCAAACACTGAGTTTGTTGTGTTCGCAGGTTGCGCAGATATTCATTCGTTCCTGTTGAATCTCTGGTGTTGTTCTTAAATTGTCAAACATAACACTTCTCTAAATTGGAGCGGGATAACGGAATCGAACCGATGACAAGAGTTTGGAAAACTCTAGTTTTACCATTAAACTAATCCCGCATTCTGGTGCGACTGGTCGGACTCGAACCGACAAGGCTGACGCCGACAGATTTTAAGTCTGTTGTGTATACCGATTCCACCACAGTCGCAAAAATTACTTCAACGACTCCATAATGTCATTGTATACTTGATCTTGCTTGTCATGTACAAGTTCCCAAATATTCTCAGACCAAAGTTCATTATAAACTTCACTCTGTTCTTCTTGATCAAGTTCCTTGAGCGACGGAACCATCTGCTCCATCATCTCTGTGATTTCGCCGTCTTCACCCCACTCACATCCATCAATCATTCCATCTTTGTTGTAAACATAAACACCAAAGAAGTTTGGCATTTCGTCTTCATACATGACGGACGCGATGAAGTCGGGGTCAACAGAAACAATCTGCTCAAAGAGCCACTCTAATCCTGCTTGCGGAAAACTCCAAGCAGAAACTGTATTGAAATAATCTTCGCCACGATCTTCGAAGTAACACCACTTCGGTCCAATGTTTTCTAAATTCCAGTCATACTTATCTGTAATTTCTGGATCAAGACCGAAGATGTCACTGAACCACTCATAAATGACTGCTTTGTCAGATCCAGTTCGAACGCGCGAGTATAGTTCTTGCAACTTTGCTTTGCCAGCATCGTTGAGTTTCTCAAAACGAACATGAGTGTTTACATGATTTGCCATAATATATCCTCAATAAAATGGTCAGGATGATAGGACTTGAACCTACAACATCGACGCCCCAAACGTCGCACTCTACCAATTGAGTTACATCCTGATTGTTTATATATTATACTATAGTAATTTGCAAAAGTAAAGTTAAATTTGGTGGGACCACTTGGACTTGAACCAAGAATCAACAAATTATGAGTTTGCTGCATTAACCAATTATGCTATAGTCCCAAAATGGTCCTTGTCCTGGGTAACGATCCCAGCCGTGAACGGTAATCTGCCGCTAAAGAGTTTATAAATCTCTCCTGCACCCTGTGCTGACAAGGATATTGTTCAATAAAAATGGCACGCTCGGCAGGATTCGAACCTGCGACCCCAAACTTAGAAGGTTTGTGTTCTATCCCCTGAACTACGAGCGCAAAATGGTGGGACAAGATGGACTCGAACCATCGACCTCAGTCTTATCAGGACTGTGCGCTAACCAACTGTGCCATTGTCCCGAAATGGAGTGACGGACTGGACTCGAACCAGCATGAAGAAGTTTTGCAGACTTCTGCCTGACCTTTCAGCCACCGTCACAAATAATAGTAAACTCAAGTTTCAATAGGAGGATTGAGAACTTTTACAGGAAAAAGATCAGGCGCAGGTTCATTAGTATCCGTTTCAATTAAAATTAATACTAACTCATCTATTTTTTTACCAGGAATCCAACAACCCTTTTCCACAACTTTATTGTCTTTAGAAACCCAGTAAATAAATTTATCTGAGTGTATGTTCGTGGGGCATGGATCCCATGTATGAACTACATGAGTCTCTGCGTCGCGATTGTAAAATAACGCAACATCTCCGTACGGAGGCAAATCAATTATTGGCATAAGCATCTCCATTAAAATGGTAAAATGGTAGAAACAGTGAGACTCGAACTCACGATAAACACCGTATGAAGGTGGCGCATTAGCCGCTATGCTATGTTTCTATATTGTGGGGTGATGGGCGAGATTTGAACTTGCATATACCAGGATCACAACCTGGGGACTTACCATTAGTCAACCATCACATAATTGGTGAACAGGGCTAGATTCGAACTAGCGTAACCCATTGGGTGATTGATTTACAGTCAATTGGATTTAACCACTCTCCCACCTGTCCGTTAAAATGGCTGAGAGACAGGGACTCGAACCCCGATAGACGGATTCAAAGTCCGTCGTCCTACCATTAGACGATCTCTCAAAAAAGATTTGCTGCTTGCACTCTATGCTATCACTCAACTGCTTTACAATTGATTACAGTGTATTGTGATAGTTACATAACGCTCGATCTAGCCTCTGGGCTTACAAGCAACAAAATTGGTACTCGGTGACGGGTTCGAACCGCCGACATTCTGGATGTAAACCAGACACTCTACCAACTGAGTTAACCGAGCAAAAATGGTGGACCGTGGGAGAATCGAACTCCCTTCTCTGCGATGCAAACGCAGCATAATACCCAGTATACTAACAGCCCAAAAATGGCGTGGGCTACCATTTAAGGTTCGTTCTTATCTATGCCCCCACGCAACATAGAATGCATTCCGTTCTGCCTCATAAGTCAATCAGTGCTCCCGAAACGGAAAAGCCTCAACACTGATAGGATGAACTCGCAGAGTGCACCTGCAAGTCACCAAGATGGCTCCTCGGGTTGGTTACGCTCCAACATATGACGAGTTAACAGCTCGTTGCTTTACTAGTCAGCCACCGAGGAATTGAAAAAATACTAAATAAAGGTGTCGGTCGCGATACTGTAATATCCACCGACTCTAACACTAACAAGGAGTGCCAGCATGTCTATATATCACAAGCATCATATCATCCCAAAACATATGGGTGGAACCGACGATCCATCTAATCTCATTAAACTTACAGTCGAAGAACACGCCGAAGCGCATCGAAAGTTGTTCGAACAATACGGTCACTGGCAAGACGAAGTCGCATGGAAAGGTCTAGCCAAAATGATCGATCGAACTGAAATCATATATCAAACAATAAGTAAGACTAATTCACTGAAGCAGAAAGGTTCTGGCAATTCGCAATTTGGAACAGTTTGGTGTGTTATTGAAAACGCAACTGATTGTTCGAACCGCAAAAAGTTTGCTAGAGAATCAATTCCTGAAGGATGGATAACCACAAAAGAATTCAAGAAAAGAAAATTATCACAAAAACATGAAGCCAGAAAACAGTCAACTCAATTAAGGCTTACTCAATGGCACCAGATATATTGCGAATATGGGTTTGATCAATTTGTAAAAATTACAAATTATCCGCACTCGCAGCAAAACCTGGTTCAACAATTTGCCAAATGGGTTCCAAAATTTGTGCCCCAAAATGGTAAGAAACGACAAAATGGCATCCCGCCACAGAATCGAACTGCGACCAAGAGTTTTGGAGACTCGTATGCTACCACTACACTAGCGGGAAACAATCACAAAATGGTGGGTGTGGAGAATTTCGAAATCTCGACTTACAGGTTAAAAGCCCGTTACTCTGCCTCTGAGTTACACACCCGATTACATAACAAATAAAAATGGTGGGTCTAACAGGATTCGAACCTGTATCAAACTGGGTAAGAGCCAGATATAATTGCCATTATACGATAGACCCATAATAAAAAATTGGGGAGCTGGATTGGATTCGAACCAACACAAGTGCAACTTTCATAGTGTGGCCACACTGTTTAGAAAGATGGGCTAGCCATTGCTCCATTACGCACATCCAACTCCATAATAAAATAAATTGGCGTTCCCTACGAGATTCGAACTCGTGTACTCACCGTGAAAGGGTGACATCCTGACCGCTAGATGAAGGGAACATAAAAACCATATTGAAACACACTCAAGGCGCTGGTTGCAAGCCAACCCGAGGCGTACCCTTATTATTAGTTAGAGTATGCTTCAATATGGTGCCTTCACTCGGAATCGAACTGAGTTCTCAGGCTTACAAAACCCGTGCATCACCATTTATGCTTTGAAGGCGAATCTTGACATCTGCCCCAACTCCCGCAGATATCGGTGGCTTCCCACGCAAGAATATGCGCTTCGAAACCTTACCCAGAAATCTAATTTTTAAAACAGCAAGAGCAATCGCGGTGGACGCTCTATCTATCAACTCAATACAGCCATTATACCGTTACAAGAGTCGAAAGTAAAACATAAAAAACTTTAATAAAATCAATAAATTACGAAGTCCCTCACAAAAGATCGCTGTTTTCGGTGCGGGAGGGAAAATTCATAGGCACCTTGGGACTCAAGTCCTACCTCAAGAAGATGAGGGCGTCGCGAATCACGCTAGAAATTGCTGTACTTATAGTGTAGTATATAGTATAATTCAAACAAAATCAATGATTTTCTTTATTAAATCGAATCAAATTCCAAACTTGCCAAAGCACCAAGAGTGTGCACATCCAACCGATCAATGTTCCACGATTGAGGAAAGCAGCAACTGAAGTTCCAATAAGAAACAACAAATCAACTATAGGAATTGCCATCACACATACTCCGTGACCTTGTCCAGACGCTTCATGGGGAAAGCACACTTGCTTTCATTGCGCATCTGCCTTTGATATTCTACCGTACAATCGAAGCAGATGTCGAGCGTTTTGCTGTTCTTGACTTCTTGCAGTTCTTGTTGATAGATCTTCCACTGGAAATTAGTGAAGCATTGCGGTTTACTGATCGAGATTTTTTGCATGTTCGCGCACCATCTGTTCAAATTGTCGAAACAGTTTATCAAATCGCAGTTCATAGAGTTCACGCATACCAATCAGTGCATTGGCAATCTGGTCGTGAGACATATCATTCTCAAGGGCACCTTCTGCAAGATCCTTTAGATCCGTCGTGACATTCCAGCAAGACATAATCTGCTGCTCGAAATCAAACCGATTGAAAGGAACTGCAAACTTTTCAGGTATATCAATTGTTGTCATTTGTCTTCACCTCTTCAAAATCAAACCACTCACAAATTTCATTTAACACAGCCTGTTCAATAGCATTGCGAATTGCTTCATCTTCTGGAGTTGCATCATGCTTATGCGCACGATTCCAACCCAGCATCACACCAGTCTCAACACACTGTGCAATTAGATTATACTCTTTTGCTTTCATGTTCTCTCCCATGCATGTCCACAATCAGGGCACTTCCAACCAACGGTGCAATCTTTGTCGCGGTCATAGAGTGCAATCGCACGACCAAACTTTCCTCTCTCACGATTCGCACCATACATCTTAGCAATACGATCTGCTTCTTCTTCGCTTCCCGTTTCCTGAAAGAAGTGTTCCCAAATAGAACCATCATCAAGATCTGCGTTACAGTTTGGGCAATAGCCGTGTTCGTTTTTCATACTTCTATTATACTATAGCAAGAGTTAGAGGTCAAGGGTTATTCTTGGCATCAATGTTAGCCGTGTGTGAGCCCAAAATCTTCATATCGAGTCTCTTTGGCATGTTCATCGCAAAGAGTGCGAATCCATTTACCGTTTCGAATTTTACCAGACGAGCCACAGACTTCACAGGTCACAGCACTCATCGATTCTGCCATGCTTTCTACACCATGACAATAATCATCACCGCCACAATAGTAAAAACGCAGTGTTCCAAACTTCTCTTTGATCTGAGTGGCGATGACTTGATCACATGCTTCGGGAACTCTTTTACACTGCGGTTCAATATCTTCAAGAACCTTTGCAGCCTGTTGAATGCCATACTCACTTGGCTCTGTTGCATATTTGTCAAATGTAAAGTGCTTTTGCAGAGGACGAACATCGCCTCTTACTGCACGACGCAAAGCACGATTGTAGCGCAATGCTCTTGCTCTTTGCGCTCGGGTGTAATCGATATGCCCTTGAATAAGAGAACATGCCTTATCAAGAATGTTATACCAACCATCGTCACATTCAAATCCCCAACACATGGCTGTGTCGCGCATGTTGCCATGACGATCGCGAAAGATCTTTGGATACTTCTTACACAGTGCTTCGTCTAGTTCTTTACGCATGTCACTCAACTCCAAAATTTTGTTTCAGCCCACAATGCGGACAATATAATTTCTTGGGCTTCCAATCATCACTGCTTGCGATGCTCCACCAATTACGGCAAGAGTCGCAAACGAAATGCCAGATTGTCTCTTTAGAAACTCGCATCAGAGAACACCAAGTCGCTTCCTCTCAGCATCAAGCATCTCTCGAGTGAATTTCTCATTGCCCCATGACGCACCACTGAAGTAATGCTTCGACCAAACTTCATACAACTCATTATGTTCAGCAGAAGTCTTGGCAACTTCTCTAATTCTAGCGTTGGCAGATTCACCTGCTCGCCAGACTCGGTTGTCATCAGACATCTGATAGTACCAGTCAAACTTCCGCAACATATCATCAAACTCTTTCAAATTCATAACTTACTTTCCAGTTCCACCACAAGCATAACAAATATAAATCTTATCTTCTTCATCTAGTCCGTGGTCGCCAAAGCCACCACAACTTTCGCAGTAGTCAGGTGTCTTTTCTACAGAAAGCCACTGACTGTACTCAGCATATTCTTCGTTATAACTCATTTTCTATTATCTCGGTCAAGTATAAACTCTACAACCTTTATCTGATATGCAAACCGAATCGGTTCTTGACTTGGATTAGCAATTTCATCACCAAACAGTTCTATTGCTTTATCTGCAACCAATCTTGCAAGATTGTCCTTTACAGACTCTGGGTTGTATGTTTCTTCAGTCACTTCTTACTCACCGCGCCCACATGCTTACAGTCACGGCGAAACTCGAAACCCTTACACGAGCAATTGAATTTGCCATTGACTCGAGTCACAAGATATACCTTTTCCTTCGACTTCACCTTCCATGCTTTTGTCTCGGTAGAAACCTGACTTGCGCCACCGACGATATACTCAATCTTGACAACATGCTGTGACTTTGCATTATACTCACTCACAGGATGGTCAGGCGCACCAGTCTCAACAGCGAACATGAACGGATCGTTGAAGATGGACTTTACAACAAGACCCTCGCGAGTGTATGTCACATAATTGTCATACTCACCACGATAAGCATAAGTATTCGGATACATTGTCGTTACACGAACACGCGAACCGACATTAGGAACTGCAACTGGCATATTAAGCACCTGTCCATCGATGATTGTTATAAGAACTCACTTCAAGCACATTACCACGCGCAAAGTTCTTCGCGGGAGCAGCCCAAGAAGCAGCCTTCAGAATGTCACCAAACTGAAACTTGCCATGCGGCTGAATGCAGATGAAACTGTGGACCGAACGCGAACCCCATGAAGACATCACAACCTTCATAAACTTGCGACCACGCTCAAACCACACATCATACTTACCATCGATGGCACCAAACTGTCCCGCAGTGGCGCTGCTCACAAGATCCTTGTTCCAACGATTGTAATCTTTGATCAAATGATCAGCGTACATCGTGAGCGCAATATCCAAATCATGTTCAGGCATCATATTAATAACCCACCTTGAGTGAACCAGAGAGATAACCATACCGCACACCGAGATGATACTCGAGATACTCGACATCGCCATTGGTGTCGTGCTTGGCATGGAGATGCCGAATTGCATCCTCACGGCGGATACGGTACTTTGAGCACATGGTCGCGATTTCCTTCTCGAGCCGAGCCTCAGCATCAATCTGCATGTGACGCTCTTGAAGAGCACTCAGTCGCGCCCACTCGAGTAGATTATCCCAGATAACTTGCTTGCCATCGTCGGTAGCATTCTCCCACTGATGCCAAAAGGAATCTCCTGGGCGCATATTGTATGCATCCTTGTAGATGTCCGAGACGATATCTTGGTCGAATGTGTATTGCTTTTCCATACAACTATTATCGTATAAACCGATAAAAAGGTAAAGAGAAAAAACTCTAATGGAATCAATAACTTGCGTGTGCCCCTGAAACCTCCTGCAATCGGTTTGCAGCGGTCCTCTACAGGTGGATAGGTTGGGTTGGGGTCAGCCTGGAAACGGCTGCAATGAGTCCGTTATCGGGGGTCGTTGTCAAACTCATCGAACAGGTCTTCTTCGTCTTCCATTTCTGCATCATCTTGCACTTTGTTGGGGTTGAACCGCCAACGGGACTCATCCTTAAGACGACGCTGCTTTAGACCTTCAGTATCGCGATTGTAGTTCTTGTTCTCACGATACTCATACTTCTTCTTGCTAGACATATTACTTACTCAAACGCTCCTCTTTCAATTTCGCACAAAAGATTCTATACAAACCCCACTCGCGCCCATAGGCTTCGATTTCCCATGGACAATCAAAATACTTTTCTTCGTCCATGTAATGTGAGGCATCAAAGAACAATCCCTTGAATCGGACATCACCGCTCTTATAGTCAAACAACTCATTGTTGAGATATTGCTTGACATGCACCAGTTCATGCCCAAGATCAATGAGAAGATTCTTCAATCTTGTTTGTGGCTTCTTGCCCAATTTATTAATGCGTGTGTGATTCAAGACAACAGTAAACTTCTTGTTGCCTTCTTCGTCCAGACCATCATGTGTGACCCATGCCTTGTATGCCTTTAGATCTAAAGCATCGGCTTCATTTTTCATCTCATCCTCACCAAGAACCTTGATGGTGATTTTAGATCTTTTCTGAATTGCTGGGCGAACCAATCGATTCAGAACAAATCTAGAATACTTCCGAATCATGGCAGAATCGGACTTCTTGAGATAATTGCTAGTGACTACAACCATTTTACTCCACTCGAAGTAGAACTGTGTCTTTGTTAATCCTGCCGTTCAGTTCCACAGGCTTGGAATTAATCTCGCTCATCACCTTACGCAATACAATCTTACCACCATCCAAGACTCGGGACAGAACATCCTTCGGCTTGCGGAGAGTTTTGCTCACCGACTCACCATATTTATAGTTCTGAATGGCTGAACCCTTTACATCCAGACCCGCTGCATCGGTGGCTACATAGACGCCAATTTTGCGAGTTTTGGTATTATAAATCCACAACTTCTCGGCTCCGACAATCTTTACAGGATCGATTGAGACCAACTTGTTGTCGATATCGTCCTTCTTAAACTTGAGATTTTTAATCTTCTTCTCAAAGGAGATTGGCTTCTTCTTGCGTGGCTTCCGAGCAGCACTCTTGTTAGATGCCAACTTCTCAGCATCGGTCGCAATCGCACCAAAGAACTTCGCGCCCTCGATCATCTCTTTGCGAGGACGAGGATACGATTCTTTTACATACTCATCCTTGGACTCAATAATCTCAATCCAGTCAGCAGTACGCTTCTTGAAGTATTCTGCAATCTTCGAAGCATGCATTGGCTTGACTTCGTTCTCAATCATCCATGTGTAGGGAACAAATCCCACCCCAGATTGTCTGTGCCAGACTTCGTCGAACTTGGCTTCGAGTTCCATGACGAAGAAGTCGACTTTGGATTGGACTCGCTCTTGGATTGAGACGACATTGCTGGTGTTGACAACTGGGACATCAAGATTTTTTTCTGCGACGATCTTGTCCAGGCGATCTCGAAAGACATCCATGCGCTCCTTAAAGGATTCAAGTGTACGGCTGTCAATACACGCGCCCCTAGAAAGGCATCGCGCCACCCAGCCATCGACAATATTCCAAGAATTGTTCAGATAATCTGCTGCTTGCTTTTGCAGCGGAGTAATCTCATTACTCTTGACAAGATACTCAATCAGATACTTGCGAGCATCACGAGATTCTCTATTGTGATTGTACCACTGAAATGCATGAATCAAATCAAACTGACTGCAAGTTTTAGTGCTCTTTTCCCAGGTGGGTTCGGGAACAACCTTTGGTATGTACTTTGCCATATAAACTATTATACCTTTACAAATTTAATTTGTCAACAGCAATAATTAGAATTGCTTGCTCACGGCTTGACCTACTTCGATGCCCACGCCATAAACCTGCGCCAGACCCAAGCCAACACCCGTTCAAGTACGCTCACGGCTTCACCTCCTTGATCGCGTCGATGGCGCGTTGGGCGTGGTAGTCAGTCGACCTATGCCTCGCCACAAATAACGCTGAATACGCATACCATGCCGCATCTGCCGCCGACCCTTCGGCTACATAGTAATCGGCTACATAGTAAGCCCAGCGCGTCGCTTCAGTTGTGCGCTCTCGGCACATCACGCGCCACGATTCACCGTGTCCGTCAGCGTTGGCTGTGGGTTGATACGCCTCCAGCGCCGCCCACATTTCGTCGAGTTTCGCGCTCATGGCTTGACCTCCTTTGCCTTTGCGATGGCGGCGCGGGCTTTTACGGTCCAACAATCGGGGGAATGAGGACGATAAGAAAGTTCGTCACAGCAACCTCTATTCCCAATCTCATCAGATTCATGGGCATAAACAGTTTGGCAGCCATTTTCTAAAGCGAACTTCAACGCCTCCAACAGTTCTGCGTTTACCGCATGAAGGCGGCGCAGTTCGTCGGCGGCTTCAAGCAACTCCCCTGCATCAGCCCCAGACAGCCTGATTTGGTAGACTTCAGTACCGAGTGTTTGACCGCCGACGCACGGGAGCAACTTCTTGGAGTCATTCAACGCCTCCAACACGCCTGCCAACCGCAGGGCTTCGGGTTGTTTGCTCACGGCTTCACCTCCGTCGCCTTCGACTTCTTCAAATTCTCATCGCGCTCTTTCTTGGCTCGGAGAGACTTGGAGATTCTGTGATTCTCAGGCAGCAAGTCAAGACGGTCAATCTCGACGAGTTCAAGACACTCCTCAGGATACCAAGAAGAATCGTTCTTCTTTTCGATAATATGAAGAGTATACTCTTTGTGGGCAGCGCGACTTGGCCAGTGCGCATCAGCCGCTGAGCCAATGACAATCGCCAGACCACTAGAAAAATGACTCATCCACGAAGGGAGATTCGAAATCATCACCAAGTCGCCTTGGAAGAACTTTTGAACCTTCTTCGGTTTAGAAGTCTTGGTCTTCACATTCTTGCTCTTCATCACTCTTCTCCTCTAAAATTAGGCAGCGTTGCGGAAGCAAGTCTGCTTCGCGAGTTTCTGCCAGTTACTCTTGTCCATCTTATACAGACCAGAGATCTTGACAACCATACGCAGCGACAACTCACGCAGCCGCTCCATGTTGTTCTCGATAAACTCAAGAATCATCGTCTGCTCAGCAGCGTTGAAGCCACGGTCACGCAGCATGCCACCACGGACAACCTGTCGAATGCGAACGATATAATCCATCTTCGTCTTCATCGCAAGATCAAGATAGTGCGACCGAGAAACGAGAGCCTGGAAGTGCGGAGCCAACTTGTTGCCCGACTCAATCATCGCATCGAAATCGTAGTTGGTGATGAAGATGATGCTACCCTGGAATTCAAACTTCTCGGGGATGCTCTCGCCTTCCTCATCTTCTTCCTTCTCGATGGACTTTGACAGCCAGTGAAGAACGCGACGCTCGGTCGAGTCACATGCACCCTTCAGAAGATTCATGCTGACATCATCGTAGAAAACCGAGTCCGAGTCGTCGAACACGAGAACAGAATTCGGATGGCGCGTTTCGTACAGCAACTTGTACAGCGCAAGAGGACGCACATAACCCTTGATATAGGTCACGCTATGACCCTTCTGCTCGAGTTCCGTCAACTTGGCTTCGACCGTGAAGGACTTGCCGAGACCAGCAGGACCAGAAACGATGAGCGAGCGATTGATGCCCTTGCCTGTCGCCTCTGACATAATTGCGAGAGCCTCGAAACGGTCGGCGAGTTTGGATTCAATCTCGGCGACGGTCTCAACACGAACAGGCTTTACAGCCTGAGTCGCGAAATTGACAGCCTGACGCTTGCGCGTCATACGGAAACCAGACTTGGGAACGCCACGAGGCATCAGATATTCACCTTGTTATTCATCATAAGACTATTATCGGTTATTCTTGCTAAAAAGTAAATAAGAATAATTCTAATAAAATCAATAACTTACGCAAGTCCTTCCAGACCTCCTGCAATCCTATTGCAGCGGTCTAAAAAAAGGGGGACCCGAAGGTCCCCCAGGTAATTACTCCGTGATGATGTCGGTCGTCTCGCAGCCGTCGCTATCGGTCGTGATCTCCTCGACCCAGCGTGTCTTTTCGCTCTTGCGGTATAGGTCTAGTGCCTTCTCGCGGTTCTTCGTCGTGAGAATTTGCTTATTCCCTCTGACTCGCGCTCCTGTAATTGGGTGGTTGACTATGGCGTTTTCGTATACTTCATAATAAGTTTTCATACTCAACCATTATATTACAAAACCTATAATTTGTAAACACAAAAAACTCTAATAAAATCAATGACTTGTGCAACCTATTGATTTTTATAGATATATTCTACAAATTGGCTCGCCGACTTTTTCCAGTTCTTATCTCTTACGCTCAGATGAGTTGAGCCGCGATCAACTTCGAGGGCGAAACAAACAGCAGTAGACAAATCTACATCAACGAACCCATTCACACCATTTTGAATTTGATCAATTGGTCCTGTTACTGGATAAGCAGCTACTGGTGTTCCGCATGCCATCGCTTCAAGAATCACGATTCCATAAGTGTCTACTCTACTTGGAAATACAAACACATCTGCGAGTTGATAACATCTTGCCAACTCTTCACCGAATTTATATCCAAGAAATCGAATGTGTGGATATTTCTTTTGCAATTTCTTTCTATATGGTCCATCACCGACGATAACTTTAATAACTTCTACCGATGGCGCAACGCAACTAGAAACATCTAATTCACAAAATGCATCTAGATTCTTTTCTTTACTCACACGCCCAGCGTATAATAGAACAACTTTGTTGTCCTTGTATTTGTCATTGAATCGAAAATGAAAGTCATATCCCTTATCAAGAACAACTGAGTTCCAATTTGAATTTTCTTTCGCGTTAGATTCAGAGGAACACATCACATACTTTGCGTTCTTATGAAACCAGTTGAAGTACCATTTAGTCCACGAAACTGGAACACCGAACATCTCATTAAAGAACTCTGGGAACTTCGTATGGTAAGAAGTCGTATACTGTATTCCAAGTTTCTCAAGAACTCGTTTGGCTTGAAAACCGAGAATGCCTTCCGTGGCAATGTGGTACTTTGTGTCATATCCTAGCATATGCCAATGCTCATCTCGCGTTTCAATTATTTTAAACATCTTCTTGTAACTGCAAAATGGAAGCGGCACTTCTTTATAGAATGGCACTTTGATATTGCTGAATAATCCTGGATGAATAACATCAACTGTTATTTCAGGAGGCAGATTTGCAATAATGTTCTTATAGGTGGTCACAACACCATTTACTTGCGGTTCCCAAGCATCTGTAATGAGAACTATTTTCGTCCGAGCCATTCTATAATCTCCCATGTTCCGTCATAATGTTCAACTAATGCTGTGCAGGATTCTACCCAGTCTCCATCGTTCATGTATTCAATGCCGTTGATTGTTTTAATCTCTGCTCTATGAACATGACCGCAGATTACGCCATCGGCTTTTTGCTTTTTGCAATAATCTGTAATTAGATCTTCGAAGTTGTTTACATACGAAACTGCTTCTTTCGTTTTGTTCTTAAGATACTGGCTTAAACTCCAATGTGGCATGTTAAACCAGTTACGAACTTTACTTACAAGGACATTTAATTTCAACAAAACATTATACAGCATGTCACCTAGATGGTATAGCCACTGAAGTTTGGTTCTTAATACACCATCGAATAGATCGCCGTGAATCACCATATAGGTTTTGCCGTTGATACCCTCATGGCGACATTGATTCACAAGATCGATGTTGCCAAAATGAATATCGAATGGCAATAGATCGCGAAATGCATCGTCGTGATTGCCGACAACATAGGTGACTTTGGTATTGTTCTTTGCGGCTTTGAGAATTTTACGAATCACATCAGTGTGTGATTGCAGCCAATAGAATTTTCTTTTCAATCGCCATCCATCAATAATATCACCGACGAGATATAGATTTTCGCTTGAGTTATTTTTCAAAAAATCGCATAGCAAATCGGCTTTACATCCCCGAGATCCTAGATGGACATCGGAAATAAAGATTGATTTGAATTGCATTGGAGACTCCCAGAACTGGAGTCAGTATATAGCGCAAAAATATTACGATTAGATTAAAATTCGGTTCATCTTCCCCCCACTGCGCAATGGGTGCTAGATTGTACTTTTCTAGCGGGATCCTATAAAACTCAGCGCCGTGCGCATGACCTCTACACCGAAAGGTTGAGGCGAGTGTTGTTATTTAGTAAATTATCCCATTGAAACTGACTTGACATTGTTAACTTTAAACGAGCGCCATCCATTTGCGTCTAGATCCCACACAGACACATTATCATTACTAGATTGACGAGCAACGACTGTTCCATTATTCTTTGGTGCATTAGGAATATGCTCGCTCAACAATGTGCACTTCATGATGCGCTCTTCACCGTTGACCTTTGTAAAGGTCACAGTAACAACATTATTTCTCAATAACTCGTTTAAATTTTCTTTGTCAAAAATCATACTTGTTTCACCAATTGTTTAATTGTATTATTAGGAAATTGCCAATTTACAAGGATTGCTTTAAACATACTTTTAATTGTCTTTTTAGGTACTGATTTATCCTTGACCATCATACCATTATACCCTGCTTTCGCGTGATTGTTAATGAAATACTGCACATCACCAATATACGCACACAAAATTTCAGCAGAGTTATAATCGTTTTCTTTATAAGTTAGGACATGATACTTGTAACCCAATTCATCTGGTTCTGTGTGTTTGTCTTGATAGGAAAATATTGTGGAGTCAACATTAGCAAAATTATTTTCTTGTGTGACATGCCACAATGCACCGTCACAAGAGTCGAATTCTACTGCCATTTTAGTTGCCTCATATTTTTTCGTGTTGAGTTTGCTTATCAATCATATATCTTGCAATATACCAAGCATCAACAATATCAGTAGTAGGTGAACCAAGTTTCGTCGTAGGACTTATTATACTATGTAATTCTACAAAAGTATCCTTTACAAATGCTTCATACATCTTTTCTTTCGTAGCATTACCTTTACCAGTTGCATATTTCTTTATCACAGTTGGTGCAACTGTAAAGAACTTATATTCTTGCTTGTACAACATGTACTTTAGAATGCCACAGTTTTCGGCAAGATTGAACACTCTACCCTTGGAACCAAAAGAATAATCTTCAATTAGAATTGTGACTTTTTCTTTTTCAAATCCAGCCAAGATAGTTAGAACCCAAGAGGCGATATTCTCATATCGCTCCTGGTCTGTCATATATTCCTCGTGTTGTTCACCAAGAATATTATGAAACTTTCCTTGTACTGTTTTGCGATCGTTTAGGAAATAGAAAAATGAATTTGAAAATGTCTTATCGCGTGAAACGCATACACATGGAGAAGTTAGACTATAATCAATGCCTACTGTTACTGTAGTCATCTTCTTCTGTCCCTAGATCATCTTCTAGAGAATCAAATCCCTCATCATCGGATTCATTAAAATTAAGCTCTTCGCTTTCATTATCATAGAAATCGCCACAGAATGGGCAATGACTTGGTGAATAACTCACTTCATCATCGTCATATGATAAAGCAAATGAAGATCCACAATTATCGCATGTTAGTTTTAGATCAGGCATTGTTTTTAACCTCGTAATCGTATCTATCGTCATCAGAGAGAACCCACTTGGCTGTATTTTCTACAGACCACATTTGCGTTCCAAGTTTTCGTTCAATAAGATTTTGTCCAGGCTTCGTAACAAAGGATGGCTCAAATGCACGGCAGCGATTGTTTGGCTGAATTGCAAAATTACCATCATCAAGTTTAATCACATGACCACATTTATGTTGCCCTGGGACTTCGCTAAACCCAAGATCTGCAATGTTCTTGTCTTCATGCGCCCAGTCTAGCGTAAACATATAAGTCCCTTCATTCCATTTCTTGTTTCTATCAATATACTTCATACGCTTATTGATCAAGAAATCGAACTGCGTAACTCCAATGTATGAACTGAAAGAATCCCACAGAACTAGATTATATAGCGACGCTTGCGGCGCAGGAGTCTTATGACAGAAAGCGTGTATCGGCATGCGAAACCAAAGCCCTTCGTCTTCCATGATGAAATGAAAAAGTGGGGCACGATGCGGTATCGACGCCACACCGAATATAAGGACGGGAAGATATGAGTCTTTCGCTTCATCGAACTCTGTTCTGTTCTGAAGAAAGTTAGTCCGCACATAACATTCAATGGGCGGGATATTAGCGTTTATGTATGCCATGATAGTATATATCCTCAATCAAAGAAGAAAAGATGGAACAATCTAGAATTTATTATCGATTGACCAAAATATTCATTAGCAGCATGTATACACTTTGCATCAAAAAGAACCAAACGATTAAATACATTACCAGCCGTATCTACAAGTTCAAATTTAGATCGATCGTAGTATCCGCCATTAAAGGCAAGTTCCGATCCTGGATCAGTTTCACATCTGGCACCAGTTGCTTTGTGTGCGAATAATGATGTGCCGCTTTGGTATGGTGCGCCAGGAGTTAAGTAAATCATTCCAGCCCAAGTTTGATTGTCCCAGTGATACACTAACGCATCTTCTGGTGTGCAATACTGGAACACGCCATTCATTCCATGCTCATCCCACACAGTAATCTTTTTACCTATAATCTCTTCAAACCTCTGACGCATCTGTGGCGTTTTGTACGACTGAGTTCTTTTACCCTTGTAGTATCGCAGATCCTCAGTGTATTCTAATTGCAAGGCAAAGTTTCTAACCAGTTCTGGGTCATCATAAAAGTCATCAACAATAAACATTCGCTTCGTGTTTTCTTTCTTTACAGCAAATACAGTTCCAAGATGAAGCGTTGTATACTGCGCAGTCAACTCACTTGCAATTTTATGCAAGTATTGCGGGTGTGTACCAGTGTCATGATAAAGGTTTTGATTAATGAGAAAGAAAAACTCTGGGAAAGGATTCTTCCGTTCTGGTTGCATCAGTTTTTCTGTGCATTGAACCATCCTTCGATAATCCATCAACTCCCAATATGTTTCGGCGAGATTAACAAGGTGGTCGTTTCTTGGTGGGGCAAACTGTTCTGATTCTTTGTAGAATTCAATTGCCTTGTAATGCTCGTCTAGAAACCTATATGCATTACCAATACTGTTCATGGCAAAGTAAGCCATTTCATCAATATTTTTTGCTTTCTTCGTATTGCTATAATCGTGCGTATAGTCTAAGATTTGTTGAAAATAAAATATGCAGCGGCGAGCATATTCCTTCTGGTGAATGTCTTTTAGTGGGAAAAAGTTACCACGATAGCAATCTTCATACGACTTACCAATATACCAAAAATGATACAGGTCAGTCAACATTGTTCCTTCGCGAATCAATCGCTCTTCTAACTTTAACGCATCGCTAACATATTTCGTTGGAACGGTGTAACTTTCTCCCTGCATCACACCGCCAATTAATCTAAACTTATATCCTAGATTTTTGCGTTCAAAGTTTTCACCAACACCTTCTATGTCTAGATAGATGGTCTCGTGCGCTGGGTCGTGATTGAAGCGCCACGGTAACTTGGCGTTCCAGATCCATGCTCTGAAATAGATTAGAGGGTCAGCAATAGATGTTACATGAAATGCTTGAGTAGAATGATTGTCAAACGGTGACCAATCAAAGTCACTATCGACGATTAATGTCTCGTCACAATCCATCTTCATAATCCAGTCGCAGCCATGTTCTGTTTGGCGGCACTTCTGTAAGAGATGGTCACGATTCCAACCAAAGTTTACCCAGCCTTCTTCAACTTGGTAAACAAATCCTGGGATATTGTACTTTTCCTGCCATGCCTTTACAACTTCTGGTGTTCCATCCGTAGAACCATTATCCTGTAGAATCCAGTAATCGATATACGGAGCAACAGATTCTAGCATCTTCCCGATGTTCTGCGCTTCATTCTTGAACATCGAGATCATTACAATTTTAGTTTTCTTGTTCATATTTTTACTGGGTGTGGTCTACGCTTATCAGACTTAATGGCAACTAACCAAGCATCTGTGATTGCAATATTATCGCTTCGTGGTTCCCACCAAAAGGTATCAAGTTTAAATTCCTGAAACCGAATCTTGTCGTTGCGAATAAACATTGCCTTATCTTTTCTGGTGTAGTACCAGAAGCAGTTTTCATTCCAGTAACTCACGTGCGTTGGGTCTTGAAATGCACCGCGACCATCTGTTGAGGGCACCTGAATGAATACCCAACCATCATCAGCAAGAACACGGTAGATCTCTGCCATAATCTTGTGTTTATCGTTAAGATGCTCTATAATATGCGAAGCGTTGATTACACCAACGCTGTTATCTGGAAGCGGAATGCCATTATTAAGATCAGCGGTAACATTACCATCTTCTAAATCAATATTGATATTGCATCCAGCCCGAGGATTAATGCCGCCGCCTAATTCTACAATATCCAACCCTCTGTCTTTCGCATCTTTACACGCAAGATCCCACGCATACTGCTTAAACAACTCTCTAGTTGTATCTTGAATTGCTTGATTTCTTTCTAACCAAGTATTGTTACCAGTAATCCTGTAGACATACAGAGGCTTATTGATATGATGCATCTTGGTGTTCAAGTATGTGCGGATAACCAATTCATGATCATCGCATACATCTAGATTTACATTATGACCACCAATGGACACATAAACACTTTTGCGCCACGCTCGAACATGGTCAGGCGCATACCAGATATACGCCATGCTGTGGCTTGTTGGTGCAAAAGAATTCATTGAGTAATGTTCTTTGCCACGCCACATGACTTTTTTATAAGTCCACCCATAATGAGCATCGTATGGTGTAAATTCATTGTTTACATGATAGGTGATACTATCACTGTATACAAATCCAACAGTAGGATCTTGAAATGCTTTGTATAATTCTTCTAAGCAATCTGGTGTGAGCATATCATCATGATCGACCTCAACAAGAACATCACCTGTTCCTAGATGAAAGGCTTTGTTCTTATTGAAGCCGATTTTAGAATTGATCTCATCACTCACAACAATTTTAATGCGCTCATCAGACTTAATCGCAACTAGCACTGGGTAATTTACTAGAGCATCCAAACCACCTTCCACACCATTCAAATAAATCACCCACTCCCAGTTCTCATAAGTTTGAGCAACAAGACTCTCATACAAGTCACCCAGAAACGAGTTCTTCAGGTGAGTGGGTGTTATAATGCTAAATTTCACAGTTCGCAGACTCCTGCCGAGCAAGCCAATTCTTTTGCTGAAGTTGTTGTATCTGTTTCTTCCATAAACTCTACCCAATTGATATCCACATTTTGGCGAGCAAGAAGTTCGTTATACAACGATTCATCAATTTCTTCGTAAGGTGCTTGACGATATGAACCGTTGTCGCGTGGGAGGAAAGAAACACCTGAAAGAATCGAGATGTTCTTGTAAACCCATGCACCAACTTCCATCCACTCATCATCACCAACATATACAGTGATAGATGGCTTGTGTTCACACCAGTGGTCTTGATAGATCTTCCAAAGTTCCAACTGTTCAATCGCAGTCATGTCGTTGCGTGTAACAGAGTTCTTTGGTGCCTTCATTGGGAATGAGAACACCCAATTTGACTTGCTGTAGAAATCTTCCTCAGCAAAGTATCCCTTGTTAATCATAAACTGAGCAAGAGGATCCTTCATATCAGCCCTAACTCTACGAATATAATATTGGGCATAGCGTGGGTGAATGCCTGAAGCGGAATCAACCAACTGTGATACAGTACCTGAAGGTTTGACGCAAGTAATTGCAGCCGACTGTGGAACACCAAGAGCATGTGCGAATTCCTTATTTGTTTCAACGCAATGAAGTCTGATAGCATCCAATGCATCAGCAAGTTTCTGTGATGGCTTATTAAGCAACTTGTTATCACAAATACCAGTAAAGGAAACGCCAAGTAGTCTTTCTTCATCGCAATTATTCTTCCATTTCTTATTGATGTAGCGGAAGTCTGTTAGCGTTGACTGAAGTGTACCAATGATTGTAGCCAAACGAGCCTTACGCTTCAATGATTCAACATCATCATTTGCGCGAACAACGATCTCAGAAAGATTACAGAACTCAAATGGACGAAGAATGATTTCACTGCAAGGATTTGTGCCGAACTCATGCTTTGGATCGCGGCGACCATTCTTAGCAGCAACAGCCTGTGAAGCAGCACGAGAGAAGATACCACGCTCACCAGACTTTGACATATAAAGAGCATGCCATTCATTCATGAATGTATCCATGTCTACTCGTTTGTCATACACTGCCGAAATATTTGCAAGTGCTCTTTGCCCATTGTGCGTCCACCAGTCACCTGACTTTGCATGACGCAACTGGTCATCGTTGAGGTCAGTTAGAGAAATGAGAGCAGAACGGCGAACACCACCGCAAACAACAATATCAGCAATCTTGCATACAATGTCATGGCACTCCAAGGTAGACAGTTTCCTGCCTCTTGCCTTTGTAAAGATATTGAGAGTGAATTTGAATAGATCGACCAATGGTTCTGGACCAGATGCGCGACCACCAAATACCTTTAGACGCTCACCTGCTGGGCGAACCTTTGATACATCCCACTTCGCGATCTTACCAGAATACAGAAGCGAAACGATTTCACGATAAGCAGAAGCCCAGCCAATCTTAGAATCAGCAACGACAACGGTTGTGTCTGTTTCGTGTAGTTCTTCTGGAACTTCTGGAAGTTTGTTAGTGTACTTTGATTCAACAGAGAAACCAACACCTGTTCCGCACATTAGAACATACATGATTTCATCAAATGCTTTTGTATTATCAATGGCAACATACGAGCAATTATAACCAGCGACTTGATCCTTTTCCAAAGCAGGTCCTGCGGTCATCAAGCAACGCATTGATGGCATGACTTCTAGATTTAGAATAGCAGTGCGCAATTCATCCCAAGGAACTTTCTTATTGTTGTCTGTTTTGCTCTTAAAATAACTGATGTATCTGTCAACAGTTTCATCCCATGTTTCTCGACGACCTAGATCATCGTTGAATCGTGCATATCTGGAAATGTGAATGAAATCTTGATAAATGCTAGGAAGTCTCGTAGCCATGATTGCTCCTTATTATTCTTGTGCGATGAATTGCGTTGATAGAGGGAATACTTCAGCAATAACCTTGGCGCACTCTTTCGCGATATCCATATGTTCTTTTTGAGTGCCGTTACCGCTTCGGAGTTGTATATAGTGAATCCAAGATCTTAATGTACCGCTCATATACATACGGGACATAGTTAATCCCTCTGGAAGAACAGCACGAGCCTGTTCTTTAGCAATATTGTTATCGATTGCCCATCTGTAGACTTGTTTTACATGATCTAACAATTCTCTTTGGCGCACATCCCACTCATATTGCACCATTACTTCTGCGCCAGAAATAGAATTTTGGCGGTTAGTTGGGTCTTGGAGTCTTGCTTCTCGAGTAACAAATTCCAGATCCTTTGTTGGGTCTGCGTAACGCTGCGAAAATTCCTGGAAAGAAAAACTGCGATGGCGAAGAATCTGACGAGCAATGTCTCTAGTTGTTTCAATTTCTAGACACATTGTTGCCATTTCTAGCGGTGACCAGTGCTGATGCTTCACCAGATACTTGATCAATTTTTCAGCAGTTTCACTGTTTAATTGATTAGAGGGATTGGAGACTCTTGCGCAATAAGCAACAAGGTCCGTTGGTGTCTCCAATCCCTCTAAAACTGGTTTACTGTATGATACTAATTGTACTTTCATATCACGAATTCTTTTTGAGCCAGTCCAAAACATTTTTTGGTGCTGTTTCACCGTAAGGGTCTGTGGTGCAGTTGTCTTCAAAACCAGGCTCAACAAACATCTTTTCAATCACGCCATTCTTTACAACTGCAGCATAGCGCCATGAACGAACACCGAAGCCAAGATTATCTTTCTTGACTAGCATCTTCATCTTCTTTGTAAACGCGCCACTGCCGTCAGGAATGACCTTGACATTAACAAGATTTTGCGACTTCGCCCATGCGTTCATAACGAAAGCGTCGTTGACTGATACGCAATAGATTTCCTTGATGCCACATGTCTGAAAATCAGCAAACATCTTTTCGAAGTCTGGCAACTGATATGTTGAACAGGTTGGTGTAAATGCACCTGGCAATGAGAATAGAACAACACGCTTGCGCTTGAACAAGTCCTTGCTCTTTACATCTTCCCAACGATATGGGTTATTCCCGCCAACAGACTCATCACGCACGCGAGTCTTGAAAACTACATTAGGAACTCTCTTTCCTTCCATATTCATAATTATTCTCCATTATTTACATTAAAAATTTGTGTTTGTAGATGCTTAATCTCTTTTGTGCCGCCCTCTGCTGCTAGAGTTTGAGCGCGAACTATTGCATCGGAATACTCAGTAAATTTGCTATCGTCAAACCACCACCATTTATCAAAATAAAATTTTGGCTCGCGACGATATTCAACATACCAATGTCCAGCATGAAACTGCAGTCTTACTTGAGTGATAGGATTTTTTACAATTTCTAAACCGAGGTCTGATAGATTACTCATGTTAACACCTTTTCCAACTTGTAAAGGTTAATTTTGCAGATAAACCTTTGTGCGTATTTCTATCTATAATATCTTTTATCTCGTCTGATGTCAAGTTATTTTGTATCATTTCATTTATATCTTTCCCAGGAACATTCTCTGGAAACAAACAAACAGAATGACCAGCGTCAATTGATTTCTCAATTTGCTTTACAATATCTTTATTTCTTCTTTCGTTATCGTAAACTAAAACAACATCTAGTTCTGGAAAAATTGCTGCCACGCCACCCAAATTGCTATCACCAGAGGCAACACAATTCGGCAAGAAATAAGAATCAAACTGTCCTTCAACGACATAGATTCTATCTTCTTTTCGTACACGGTGCAATCCAAACACTTTCTTCTCATCTGACACCTTTACAGTGACATACCGTATCTTGGTGTCAGACAATGCTCTCCCCGCGACATTTGTAATCTCACCCTTTTCGTTAGTGTAAAGGAGAACTATACGATCGTCGTTTGGGACCTCGTCTTTACCATGATTGGGGAATTCTTTATCTAGGAAATCAAGAAATTTCGGGACGAATAGAATCTCGCTCCAATACTTCTCAGGAATCTTCCTATTTTTTATATAGTCGCGAGCATAGTGCTCTTCGGGAAGATTTACTATACTATAATCTTCAAACGCTCGCCAAGTTCTCTCCAGGCTTTCAACTGGCTCTGGATCTCTTCTGGTGTTGTTGAGAGAAGACTGGAACCTGGCGTGGGCGTTTCCCTTGAGTTGTTCGAAATCAGGCTTTTTGGCGTTAGTGCCGTATCCTGTTTCACCAGCTGAGTATCGTTCCAGGATGTATTGCTTATAGGTTGTACCATCTGTGTACTCCAAAAACTTCGAAAAAGTCGTCGACTTGCCGCAGTTGTGGCAGATGAAGAAGTAGTCGTTGGACTTGCGATAAACATAGCCTCTCGCCTTTAGTTTGTTCTTCTTCGAATCGCCGCAGTAAGGACAACGAAAGTTATAGAGATCAGTTTGCTTTTGCTTAAACTGTTCTAACTTCGAAGATATAAATGATAAAAACTTACGATCGATATAAACAGACATACATCACTAAAATTCACCAACGGATCAAACATTATATACTATTTTACGGTAAAAGGCAACCCTAACTTGGATAAAATCCAACCAATAACAACAGCGCCACCCATTACTAACCAACGCCATTTGTTCAGATCTTCGATCTTTTGTTTTTCAACTTCGTGGTGCAGTTTCATTTCTTGCCGAAGTGCTTTGATCTCATCCATAATAGATGACTCAATCTCTTCGATCTTGTTATGAACTTCACGGAGTTCGTCGTTATGCTGTTTCTCAAGTTTATCAAGAGTACGATCAAACTTTTCGTAGATGACTGAGAAGAAAGAAATCTTCTCTCGCATTGCAGCGACCTCAGTCTCTATTTTACTGAGTTTGTTCTCAAAGTCAACCATTTTCTTCTACCCCATACATGTGCTTGAGCAAGTATTGTCTGGTTTTGTTATTTTTGTTTTTACAGATCTCATCACTCACTCTCGTTTCCCAGATAAATGGGAACAAGCCATGTACTAGCAAAATAAATGCCCACTTCCAAGATCGGAGTAGATGCTTTATGTAGGACATATTATTGTCCTGCAGGTGGGACATCACGAACTAATTCTGATTGCGGTGGTGCAACTGGAATTATTGTCTTGAGTGGCTTTGGTGGAGCCATCAATTCTTTTGGTGGTTCAGGCATTTCTATCTTTGGCATCAAACGAGTCAATGGAGTTGCGCAACCAGCAAGAAACAAAAGGGAAAGTGCTACAAGATATTTCATTTCGCAGACTCCCCTTTCTTCCATGGCATTTCTGGCAGTTTAATATCCAGCCCACGATCTTTGTTTTGTTTGTCAACGGATGCTTTTGTTTCAAGAATCCATGATTGCAAACTTACTAGTTGCTGAGCGTTTTGTAAACAAACAGAATAGTTTGCCAATACCGTACCAAGTGCCTGATTGTCTTTGACGACTGAATCAGTATCATCAGTTGTCATTTCAGGATTTAGTTCCTCGCCCTTCACACTTGTATCATGCAAATAAACCCAACCATTGGTTAGATTGAATTTGCCAGGAACTTGCTGTTCAGCAGCATCACGATAAATTGTTTCTCGTTGAGTGACAACTTTAATCTTGTCAACATACTCAGTTACAACTCGTTCCTTGATATTCTTTTGTTCATTCTCAAGTTCAATCTTCAACAACTCTGCTTCGTTTGCAGCCTTTTGAATTAGAACTTCACCAGCATCAGTGCCTTTCTTATAGCCAGCAGCAAATGCGCCACCAACTATAAGAACAACTGCAAGGATTTTATATGGTAACGGTATAAGCATGTGTCACCTTTATTCACACCAAGATTGTTTCTTTTCACCAAAGTATGCACGAGCGTGACCGTTCTTAATCAATAGTTCAGAAAGTTTCTGACCATCGACAATCAGATCACCAAGCACACGACCACCAAACTTGTCATGCTCTTTTAATTCAATCTGAATCTTCTTACCATTAGCGACAAGATTTTTAGTAAACGCGCTGGCTTTTTCTGCCGCAGCTGCCTCAGCTGGGCAACCAGCGCGACCACCTTTCTCTGGCGTATCAACACCAAGAACACGCAAACTTAATTGCGGCTTCAATGGCGCTGGCAAAAATGGTGCTTCAAACACCACTGTATCACCATCACTGACTTTTAATATCTTGAAGTCATATGGATTTGCCATTGTTGCGCTTGAAAACGCAAGTAAAGAAAGGATAAGTAAGTTTTTCATTACTTTGCCTTCTTTGCGCGTGGCTTCTTAACTTTTTCTGTAACCTTCTCGGTGACCTTTTCTGCAACCTTTACTGTTTCTTCTTTCACTTCAGCAACAACTTCCTTTGCAGTAAAAAGAACATCGTTTGCATCTACTTTACCATCGTCATTGGCGTCTGGTTTGTTTAACAACTTCCAAGCATTCCAAAGAGCAAAAACGATAAACGCAACTAATAATACAACAACTAATGTACTCATGATCATCTCCTAATTATTTTTTAGCGAATTTCTCCGCAACAGTAGTACCAAGTCCAGCCACAACAATCATCATCATAGAATCATACATAAATTGTTCCACTGTAAAACTCCAGAACAAATTAAGCACGAACGCCAATGCGACCAAAAAAGTCGCTAAAAATGTAATCACACGCTTTGATGAAACAGATCCGTTAACTCCATCTGAAAGCATTGATTTTAAATTTTCTAATAGATTCATTTTAATCTCCGTACAATGTAAGCGACACCCCTTTCCATTCGTTTCGCAAACAAATAATTGTGCGTTACGAATAGGATCTTATTGCGAAAACTCACAATATATCGCTTTTCTTCATTGCGGAGACATAATGTTTCTAGCATAGTTTCTTATTTAGCCAACGGATTTTCCCATGCTTTCTGGATCTTCTCGTCAACTTTCTTTTCCAATTCCTTCAATTTAGCGTCCGTTTCGCGCTCGATCGCTCTTAATCTAGCGTTCATGTCGCGGTCTGTTACGCCAACAAATCCACGGACCTCTTTATCCAGCTCGCGGTTTCTACGCTCTGCAGCGTCAATGTCCGCTTGAAGGGAATCAATGTCACCTTTTAGGTCTGTACGAACATCACGGATAATATCACCGCTCTCGTCGACCATAACGACTGCACCATCAACGCGCTCTTCCATTTTGGTGATGCGTTCTTGAATACCTGAAAGGTCTGGTGTCACATAAGTCTGAATGGCTTCCTTCATTGACATGTAGTCTTTATAGACTTCAAATGCACCGTAAAGACCACCGAGAATGGTAGATACGATTGTGCCTGCAATCATAAGTTTGGCTGGTGTGAAGTTGAACCCACCGACGCTGACTACTGTATTAGGGTCAGTTGCAGCTTCTAGTTTATCTACTGTTGCGTCTAAGTCTTTACTCATTTGTATTGTTCCTCTACCATCTTTTTATAAGTGTCTGTGTTTCCTTTCTCAAGGAAGTATGAACCACGGACGTTATCTTTGATGATTACGCCTTTATATATATCCTCTGGTTTATACCAAATATTATTGTCATTTAACATTGCAGTTCTATAAGAACTCACATCTACATCTGCACCAATAGCGGCGACAATGCCTGCTTGGTCTGCTTCCATATAATTTGCATTAATTGCCTCTTGTTCTTCTTGATTTGCTGCTACGACTTGTTCAGCGCGAACTTCAGCATCAGATTTATCTTGTTTATTATTTAATGCTCCAGCCGCTTCTAGGTTTGCAAGGGAAGGCATGCTATTAAAAAACTGAGATAATGGATTATTAGGATCTAATGTCATAACAGGCAAATCAGTTTCTGTGTTATCATCAAATGCCGATTCATTAGTTTTATTTGTAGCAACTGTTTCTTCCGTGATAGCAGAAGAAGCCACTAGATTTTCTGCATCTCTCAAGGAATCGGTAACAAGACCCAAAGCAGCATTTGTTTCTGCGTTGATATTAGTAGTAGTTTGAGACTCAGTAGCCGCAAATTGTGTGGCTTCGTTAAGCGATTCATTTGTCGCATCAATAGAAAAATTACTTGCGGTTTCAGTTCTGCTTGAATTGGTAACTGTTGCATTATTATTTAAAGCACCACTAGCACCTATAGCAGCTGCAGCTGTTGTTGATGATGCAGCACCTGCTGTTGCACCTGAATTGTCAACAATGCTTGTAGACTCTACAATACTCAACACTAGACTTAAAATAGATGGATCAATGGAGTCGGCAAGTTTTTCTTCATTTTCTTCTTTCTCATCATCACCTTCTTCAATAGAATCTTGCATCTCTTCTATAGATAATAGTTCTTCTAATTCTTGCTCAGCGATCAATTCTTCCATCGCATCAGATTCGGTAATATCTTCTGATTCTTCTTCTTCCGATATTACCTCTTCATCTACTGATCCAAAATCTTCTTCAAAACTATCAGTTGTATCTTCTGTGCTATCAATTTCGCTTCCATCATCGCTGCCGCTATCACTACCATCGTCACTGCCGTTATCGATGCCGTCATCTCCAGTATTTGTAAAATCATCATCTTCTAATGATGCTAATAGTTCTTCTGGGTCAGTGTAATCAATGATTCCATCTTCAATTAAACAACTAATATCTCCTGGTGTTACAGAGCAATCAACTTCTACAACTGGGGGAATGTTACTGCCAAACTCACAACTCTTATACACACCAGGAATTGGGTCTCCAAAAGATCCATTTGAGCAAGAGTAAGTTCCTTGCTGTAATTCTGCATAGGTATAAACGCCACTTGCACCATAGCGGACAACACCTGCAGTCGTTAGTGTAAACACACCGTTTTCGGTTGCTAGATTAATCCAATATAAAAATTCTGGGATTGGTGGCGGTGGTGGAATAAACGAGAACATGTAACTGGAATTTTCTAAAAATGCATCATTTGTTCCAGAGTATATCAACTCATATTCGCCGTCGTTACCTTTTATCCCAGCAGTAAAAAATCTACCATTAGTATTAAGGTCACCATAGTTAAGAAGTATATTGTTATTATTTTCAAACAAAGTAATCTCAAATGAACTGCGAAAATTTTGATCATAGTATATTGGCATATTATACCAGCCAACAGTAAATGTTCGGTCACCTTGTTCGCCTTGTGTTCTGTACCACGGATTAGTTGTTTGAAGGTTTATCAGATCAGTTTGGAGTGCAAATATTCCATATCTATTGCCAGGATTAGCAAGATTATACCCACTACAGCACCCATTAATAGGACCTTGAAAACCTAATACACCATTACTACTAATGAATGCACTATTAAAATCCTGTCCATAGAATTTAAAATTAAATCCAAGATTGATTGGATTTGATACTTGGTCATCCGCTAGATTTAGTGGAGTCCCTTGATTTACATTTAATTGCTGAAATGGAGCAGGTGCACCCACATATGTTTGCGTATATGTGTAGTCTATCTGCTGCGCTTGTGCTGCGCCACAGAACAAGAGTAATAGAGCGAGAAATCGCTTCATTATTCACCAGCTGGTGTTGCTGCTGAAAGATCTTCAGTCGTAGCCTTTTTCCAAACTTCCCACCACTTCTTCTTAAAGTCTGGGCGTTCTTCCTTATTACCAGCCCACTGCTCGGTTGCATCTTTACCAATCTTACCCATGTAAGGGCAAGGTGTTCCAGCCATTTCCATTGCCTTGAAGACTCTCTCGTCTTGGCACATCATTGATACAGCAGCAACCTTCATACCCATATCGTATAGCGTCTTTGATAGTTTTAATCTTTCGCAATTCATATCGCGAACTGCCTTACCAGCAGACAAACCAATCACCTGAGTTTGAACAGCACCAGAAATACCAGATACACAAACATCCTGGCTATATGCTGAAATCATTGGAGCGATAGCACTAGCAGGTGGTGATTTAATCTCTTGTTCAACCTTTGTGATGTTTTCGTTGCGGTTGATATTTGTGTTAGTATTCTCAGTCTTAACTTTACTTTCGCTTGTGCTTTCTGACTTGTTAATATTAAGATTTTTATTGTCTGAGGTCGAGTTACTATTATTGTTATTAGTATTCGTTGAAGTGCTTACATTGTTATTGTTATTTGTATTTGTGGATGTAGAGACATTGTTATTGTTGTTTGTATTTGTCGAAACACTCACATTGTTATTATTGTTAGTGTTTGTTGAAACACTCACATTGTTGTTGTTATTCGTATTGACCGAAGTTGATGTGTTGACATTGTTGTTATTATTAGTATTCGTTGAAGTGCTTACACTGTTATTGTTGTTAGTATTCGTTGATGTTGCGGTGCTAGTATTTTGATTAATATTAGTCGCCGTTCCACTTTGAATATTGTTGTTTGTGTTTACATTGGTTGATGTATTCACATTGTTATTATTATTCGTTACCGTACCACTTTGAATGTTATTATTTGTGTTAACATTCGTATTTGTTGAGTTTGTGGTATTGGTTGTCGTTGTAGTATTATCTGTAACGACATTTGTGGTCGTTGTTTGACCGAATGCTGCTCCAGATGCTAGGAGAGCGAGAACTGCTAGTAATTTTTTCATTGTACCCTCTGAATGCTCTGAATGTTACCATTATAAAACAATCAGCGAGTATATGATATAGGGTGCAATACTAAAGGTGATTAGTCACTGTTATTTAGTAAATTACCTATCTTTGAATGCAGAGGATGGTGGAGTGAAGTTAGATGTATAGCGCGCATAACCTTTGGTGATGCGAAGGTCGTCGATATAGCCAGCAAAAGGTAATGTTCCTGATTGACTTGCACCAATAAATGACGCCGTACTAGTGTAATTGGTAGCGTCTGTTGTTGTAGAGCCTACTTGAGTGCCATTAATAAACAGTCTATTTGATGATCCAGATCTTGTCCATGCAACATGGGTCCAAGTGTTAAGAGTGATTGTTCCTGCAGGTGCGATCACTTCGGCACCACCGCCTCCGCTGCCTTTCCATAAATTTAGCGCATTGTTATAACTATAAAGAGTATATCCACCTGTGCTACCGTATACATTGTCTCCAAAAATCACTCTATAAGTGCTAGTAGAAGTTGCAGTTTGATAAATCCAACATTCTAGCGTAAGATCGCCAGTACCAAAAGTTAATATTGCATTGTTTGGAGTTTTTAAATAATCCCCCGTCCCATCAAACGCAATAGAACCAGTACCATATTTGTACTGTGCAGTGCTGACTTTAGCATCACCAAGAGTTTCGAGTGCAGTTTTGGCTGTTTGATCAAAGATGCCAGCGTTGGTGAAGTTGCAGAGTAGAGATGTATTAGCGATGTTTGTGAGTGGTGCTGTTGGGGGTGTAAATGCAGATGTGTATACAGCAGTGCCTTTGACAATACGAACATCGCTGATATATCCAGCAAACTGATTCGGTGTAGTGTCGTTTCCAGCGCCAATGTAAAGATTTGGCGGTGACCAATATAGCGTTCCAGAAAAGGTTGCTGTGCCGCTAGAAACCCCGTTAACCCAAACAGTAAAAGTATTGCTGTTTCTTGTTATAGCAATGTGAGTCCATGTGTTGACAGGAGCGGTATTGGTAGTGGTAATTGCAATCGCAGAACCGCCGCTACCAATTGACGGGCTTGCGCCTTCTACTGTTATTACAGAACTGCTTTGGCGCGAAACATAAAGCGTCATTCCAGCATAGTCAGAGTTTGTTGCGGTAAATAAGACAAACAAACCTTGCACTCCGCTGCTGCTTGTTGGGTAGATCCAACCTTCAACCGTAAAGTTACCACTAGAAATATCAAACGCAGCATTTCCGCCAACAGATATCCTATCACCAGTACCATCAAAATATCCACTTCCACCAACATTTGCTGTTGAGTATTTAGCAGTTGGTGCAAATGGAGAGAATGGTTGAATAGAAGTATCACCATTGCGAGTTATTGTGAAGTTATTATTGCTGGCGTCGCGGAAGCGATTACTTTGGCAAGTCAATAAAGAAGTGTTTGAAACGGCAGTGAGAGGTGCGGCAGACGGAGTAAAGTTGGCGGTATAAACAGCAGTGTCTTTAACAACTCGAAAATTTGACAAATAACCATTGATTGCATAAACATTACCGCCACCGCCAGTTGCATTGGCTCCTACACCCATGATACTGGTATTGCTAAAATTGGTTGAATTTGATCCAGAACCAACAGATATACCATTTTGATATAATGTCATTGTAGATGCATTTCTAACTAAAGCAACATGAGTCCAAGTATTAGTGGTTACTGCTGTGTTAGATGTTAGTATTGAAGAGCCGCCAGCATATATTACAGTTCTTCCATCGCCGTTTCCTGTTTGAAATAGTAATCCATCAGCGGCAGTATATCCCTTATCAAACGCAGATTGAAAGCCTGCAAGATTAACAGGATACCACCAAAATTCAATAGTAAAATTGCCTGACCCCATTCTTAAATTTAAATTATCTGGAACTGTCAAATAATCCCCAGTCCCATCAAAAAAGTTACTCCATCCAGTCTGACTGAATGGACTAAACGATCCCTGAGTTGCATTACCATTTCTTGTAATCGTAAAGTTATTATTTGAAGAATCTAGAAAGGTATGATTGTTCTTATTATTCGTTCCATCAGCATGAATGAGAAGAACATTATTCGCAAATAATACACCTTCGCCACTGTTCGTTGTTACAGTAAATTGCCTTGTAGAATCTTGATTTTGAGCATCTGTTGCTACAACAGAGAATGTATAAGTTGTATCTGTTCCTGGTGGTGAAGACAATGTTCCTGATATCAAACCATTTGCTGCCAAAGAGATTCCGCTAGGCAATGAACTGTCAACAGCAAGAGCATATGTAATCGGCGCATCACCAGTTGCAGAAAGCGAATAACTCCATGCAGTTGCTTCATCTTGAGAGGCAGCTAAACTTCCTGCAGATGTCACCCATGCTGGCTCAGCAGAAGAAATATAACCAGGAATAAAGATTGCGGTTGACCCTGAATCTGTATTGATCACATAAACAGGATAGATTCCTGCTGATAATGCAGGAGTTGTAAATGATAGATTACTTGCACTGATAAATGATTTCGAAGGTACAGAATTGCCGTTGATATAAATGGCATTATTAGTTTCGAAACCAGAACCATTAATAAAAACTGTTTGACCGCCAACGGTGTTACCTGCTGTGTCGTTGCCAGGATAAATCAGAGAAGAAACTCTTGGTCCACCACCAGCAGAAATTTGAGTTGTGATTGCTGACGACAACTGAGTTGTCGTAATCGTATTTGGTTGAATAGCGGAGCCAGGAATTTTGAATATTGCCATTTGTTTTTAAAACCTTTATGAGTAAATTTGTCCAACTTTTAATGCTGTCAAACTTTCTTCAGCGCCAATCATAGTGACATAGTGATGAGTTACTTGTTATTTAGCGTTTTTTAGTTAATACACCTCGCGCCAAGTTACAGTGCACCAAACATCTACTGGGCTTGCAATTGCTTGTGCTACAACTACGAATATTTCGCTATTTGAGGAATCGTAATTTTGAGCGATAAAATTCTTTTTTGCTGAAGTTGGCTCCGTTGTACTGGACAAACCGATTCCCTTCGAGCTGCCTCCAGGAGAACTCGTACCCACAAACCCACCAAAAATGGCTTCACCACCAACTATTGCAGTCCCAGTAATGTTATACTCTACTGCTGAATTAGCATGAACTGAATTCCAAGTAGAATTTGCTAATGTAAGATCTGCAACACTATCCAGTTTTCTCAATTCCCAAACACCAGGATTTTGTTCTGCGTAAAGATTAATATCGCCCACACGAACAGTTGCGCGATTTTGATACCCACGGAATGAGTTCTTCAATCGAATAGCCATAATCGGTCGAGTATTACCCACTCCAGTTATTGTAATCTTCGTATTGCCTGTTGCAACATGCCAGTCTTGACCTGCTTCGACATATCCACCCTCGGAAATTACAGTCGAGCAAATTTGATCAAAAAACCCACCAGTCGTTGCGCCTGTATTAAATATTTCGCATCGAACAGGTAAGTTTGGATTGCTCATATAAACAGTAGGTAAAACATTGCTATTGTAAAACTCATGAGCAACAACTAACTGTCCATCATGCACAAATCCACAACGCACGCGACCAACACCCAACCATTGAAAATCTGTAAAGAAAATTTGAGTTTTGGTGATATCTAAATTAAACGAACCATTTCCGC